TTAAGCAAGGGAAATGGCTACGTCCTGAAGGAGTTGACGCTTGGTTCAAAGAACGAATCATCTGGTTCAAGAATAAATTGAAAGAAAAATAATTAACAATAAAAACTTTTTGCTTGACGGCTTAGAGTTTTTTTGGTATACTTAGTACATCGAGTTAAGGAAAGAGGAAAAATGATGAAATTTTATAATAAATGTGTATGTTGTGGAGAAAAAATAGAAGTATTTCCAGAAGCATACGACTGCTTGGAAGACTTAGACGTGCCTATGGTTTGTTCAGAAGAATGTAATGAAAAAATGAATAATATTATAAAGTGCACTCATTGTAATAGCAAAAATGTGATTAGTTGTGACTACAACGATGACTATGTGTTATTTGAATGCCAAGATTGTAGAAAAGCTTTTTCAGTAAAAGATAATAATCATTTGGATTATATCATACAAATAAAGGAAGTTTAAATGGACTTATAGCACAAAAATAGATTGAAACTTTAGGATTTACAGCTTAGAGTTTTTTTGATATAATTACTTTAACGAACGAAAGGAAGTAAATAATGAGTAAATACTTTAATGATAAAAGATATTGCCATTGCTTCGATATTCCAACGAGTGACGGTTTAGGAGTTTGCAAAGATTGTAGAGGATACACGAATATCTGTTATAGTTGCGATCGCTGTTTGCACTGTTGGTATACATCACAGGTTGAACTGTTTACCGAATATGATGAGCCTAAGTTGCTGGAACTTATAGAAAACTGGAATAAATTTTACCAAACTAGAAAGACAAGGAATTTTAATGCTTAATTTAGACGAGAAGAAAATCAGAAAAGGTAAACCTATTGGGCTACCGTATCAAGGAAGTAAGAAAAAGATAAGCAAGAAGATAATTGAAATTATCAAACAGAATTTTGGCACAACTAAACCGATTTATGACATTTTCGGAGGTGGCGGAGCAATTACAGCCGAATGTATTTTAAATGGTTTAGAAGTCCATTATAATGACTTAGACAAGGATATAACCAACGCATTTGAACGAGTTATATCACAAGACCGCGAATGGATAAAAACACTTATTATTTCAAGAGATGAGTTCTTCGAGATTAAAGCGAAAGAGAACAAGACAGCAGACGACTTTTTGAAGTTGCTAGTCAACTCTTTTGGGAATGATAAGAAGAGTTATTTATATTCTAAAGGAATTTCAGATTTAAAATATAATTTAGCTAAAGAAATTATTGAAAAGCATAACGTTTTTAGTGGTTATAAACAGACTGAAACATACAAGAAGGCTACTTATAATGCGAAACAAGAAAATGATAAACGACTTCAACAACTTGAACGACTTGAACAACTTGAACGACTTCAACGACTTCAACAACTTGACGAAGTAAAAGCAACGAATAAAAGTTATCATGATTTTAGCGAAGTTTCTGGAGCTATTCTATATCTTGACCCTCCTTATGAAGGAAGGCACCAAAAAGGTTATATCAATTCATTCGATAGTCAATGGTTTTATGACTGGGCATTTGAAATAGCTAAAACCAATATCGTGATAATTTCAAGTTATTCGATTTCAGATGAACGCTTTGAAGCTGTATATTCTTTTGATGAAGCACGTAGCACTTTGGGAAGTGGAATAAGAAATGATGAATGTGAGAAATTATTTATGGTTAAAAACAGTTAATGTTTGACAAAGTAAAAGCAATTTGATAGAATAAAGTTATAAATAGAGGAGAACACGAAAAACGAATTTATATGATGAAACAGTAGAAATTTTATCATCCCATGATAAAACAATTGCCGATATTGAATATATTGGTAGTACAATGACAAAAATTAATACAAATAAAGCACTCGAATTGATGAAAAAAACGAATTATGATAGTGGTTTTGGCGGTCAAGAAATAGCATGTAACCTAATGATTAAAGGGAAAGATTTCATCATGAAACGAGGGGAATATGATGGCTCTGAATGGTGGAATTATATACAAACAGACCCGTCTTTGCCGCAAGTAGAGAGAGAAGTTAAAAGTTTTAAAACAGACATGGGTTGGGACACTTTAGAAGAAATTAATGATTTGGAGGGCGGAGAATGACAGCCGAAGAAATAGTACAAAACTACCAAGTGAAATTGATAGACTATTCCACTGGTCAAGTCGTTTACATCAAGAACAATTGTAATTTGTTAGTAAATGCCCTAAAGTAATGGAAAAATACAGACAATAAAACTAAGGAGAACAAAATGAAAGATACAGTAAAAACTTTAATGATAGTTGCAGGTGTCGGCTTTACACTTATCGCTATCACTTGGATAGGCATGCTTGCAACGTTGCTTATTACATGGATTGGAGGTAACATCTAATGGACTTTAAAAATAATCGGCACTATGCCAACGAATACGGTGTTGAACTTAACGAATACTTGAAACATAATTTTAACTATGAAGAGCTTGTGGGCTGGTATACAATGCAGGTATTGAAGTATCTAGTAAGAGCTGGCAAGAAAGAGGGTGAAAGCTACGATAAGGACCACAACAAGGCCTTAGACTATGCAGGAGAACTTGCTAACTTAAGTAACGAGAATGAGCTTACAGAGTACACTACTGACGACATTATGGGCTTTATACAAGAACTAGCTGATGATTTTGAACGCTGGGAAGGAATAAAATAATTAAAAAGAGTTAATGTTTGACAGCATTGACTTTTTTTGATAAAATAGTCTTATAGAAATGAAGGAGAACGAAACAATGATAGTATTAACAACTAGAAAACAACAAATCGTAGAAGAATATGGAATCAACACAACTTTCACAGAGGAACAAATGAAAGATAAAGAGTTTAGAAGAAAATGGACAATGTACTTGTTGAGTATTCAATATGATGTAAGTGGTGCTGAAATTCCCGAAGAAGTATTACAAGAAGAAGCGGATCTAATTTTTGGTTAAAAGAATAAAGTTAATGCTTTACAGCATTGGCTTTTTTTGATACAATTAGTTGTATAGAAATTAAGGAGATACAAATGGAAAAATACAATGTTAAATTGATGAACAACAAAAAAGGATATTTAAATTCTTTTAAAAATGAGTTAGGGGAAAAGTTCCTCTTCCTAGGGTTTAAAGAAGAAAGAAATAACTTTAAATCAGAGTTCACAAAAGAAGAGATAAAAGCGATTGATGAAAGATACTTGGAATTTATTGAAGAGATCTAAAGTTTATGTTTGACAAATATAAAGTATTTTGATAATATTGTTTTGTAGAAAGGAGGTTAAACAGTGGCAATAATAGCTTATAACCCTACAACGGAAGAAGAGCTACACTTTAGTTGTAAGGCTCAATGTGCTAAGTATTTCGGGCTTAAAGCTAATACAGTCATTAGGTGGCTTGACAACGGTATGCCTGTAATTGAACTACTGACAGACCTAGATAGAAACCAAGTGGAAATTGAAAAGCAAAGTAAGCTAAATGGCTTTGAATTATTTACGATAAATGAATGGAGTGTTTTTGATAATTAATTACGAAGACATGAAAATAGAAAGTTTTGGTGAAAAAATAAATGAAATTATTTAACAGAAAACCTAAGGACAAAATTAAAGTAGCAACAGCATTTACATTAAAAGGATTAACAAAACAAGTAATTCAATTAGAACAAAAAGGGTTTATTAAACAAGGAGAAATCCAAAGTGCTATGTTTGACGGAACGATTATGGCTTATAAGCAAGCAATGATTAAGAAAGCTAGTGAATAATATGTGTAAAAAACGCAAATACACAAAAATGGGCGCTTTATATTCAATAGTAAATGCCCAGCATAACAAAAAGAAAGCTGATAAGATACCAGTTAGAGCTTATTACTGTAAGTGGTGTAACTTGTATCACTTATCAAGTCAGCAAAGACTAAATATAAAGACAGGAGTAATTGGATAATGAAAGACGAATTCACATACTACACAGTATCTTGGATATTGGAAAAAGAAATTAAAACACGTAAGTTTTATGACAAAAAAGAGGCTTTAAAATGGAATGAATTGCTTCCAGAGGAACAAAGATATGAAGTTAAAAAGCATACAGAAATAATTGAGGTTATAGCATAATGACAAACGAAGAATTATATGAAAGAATCACTAGCGTACTAAAAGAGCAAGGTATCGGAATGAATCAACTTGAGTTAAAAATTAAAGATGAGACAGGTACATGGCCTAACATAAAAATAACTAAATCACGCTTGAGTTTACCGCATACCGTAGCGTTCTCTTATCTTACTATGTTTTTCAATGATGATGAAATGCACGAGCTTACACTAAAAAAGATTGATAGCGTAGGAGATAATGGAGAAGCTTTTGACTTACTAGATGAGTTATTGTCGAGCTTAGAGCCAAGTAAAGAATATCTGTATAAGCAACGATTGAAACGTAAAATGCAAAGGGAGGCAATGAGATAATATTACACAAGTATACGAGTGAGATTAATAGTTCAAAATATCCACGGTCAACAGCTAGAAAGATTGCGAACGACTTGAACAAGAATGACTGCTTCAATAATTATCTAGTAAGCCTTGAGTTAGGTTCTAAAAGGTATATTGTTGAAAAATTTGAAATTAAAGGAATGAATAGATGAATCCATATATATCACAATTATTTGACAGGATAGACTTATGCCACGAAGCTATAAAAGCAACTACCAAAGTGATTGAACCTAAAGTCCCTGAACCTTGGGCAAGTATGACAGCAGAAGAAATTATAAAAGGGCTAGGAGTTTATAAATGAAGAGATTTTACGTAGAAGAAGATGACAATGGCAAAGAGATTAAGCGAAAACTCACAACTTTTGCTAATGATGATTTAACACAGCTTTCAGATGATGAGCTAGAAACATTATATTATGAATCATCTGCTCAATTTTTAGCCAAAGCAATGCACTTTATGAAGATTGAGAGCGAATTATTTTCAAGAAAGAATGTAACTGTAAGTGATGAAATTCTAATAAATACCGGCAAAAATATTATTGAAGCAATTAATCAGGTAAGCAACTGAAGCATGAAAAAGGAGAATAATTATATTTATTTTGACAGACCCAACTATTATATCAATCAGCCATATCAAAGAAACTCATAAAAAGGCTGACAAGGGCTTTAATGATATTGTGTAACAATTATATGAACAAGAGTTTAAAACGCAAGAGAAAGCAAAATATGAGCATATAAAGCAAGCTAAGGAGAAAGCAACTGAAGAACAACGAGTTAGTGAAGAAAATTAAATATAAAGAAATATAAAAACAGCTATAAAGCTGTCTTTTTTATATTATTTTTTAGTTTACTTTTCCATACTCTGCTTCAAATTCTGCTTGATACATAACTGTTTCTGGTAACTTGATTACTCCAAATTTACCTTGGAAACCGCCAAGCATACGAGTTGTTTTAATATGTCGTGCTGATACTCCATTGCATACATACCAATTTTTAGTGTCTTTACAATTAATTAGAAACATTTCAATTTCTCCGCTTTCTGTTGTGTTGTTGTTAGAGCCCCCAGTTTGTCCTGTAAGGCGTTTATTTAGTTCTGCGATAAAGTATGAGCGACAACTCTCTACCGTGCCACCATGTACCTCTACGGAACGTCTAGGG